GTTTAGTATTCGCACTTCTCCACCTTCTATTGGTAAACGTGAACCAGCATATCTGGCAAACATTACCCAATCTCCTAATTTACACCAAGGTTTATCAAATTTATCTTTGTCCTTGTATGCAAGATCTCCCATTTTTAAAACATAGCCACAAGTAGTTGCAATTCTAGCTTTATCTAATTGTTCTTGAGAAAATAATATTCCACCTTTAGTTTTTTCTTTTGGTGTAAAAGGTAAAACTAAAAGTCTATAACCGACAGGTTCTGGCAGTTGGCTTACCATATCTTGTATATTGTCGGGATCTAATCTTTTTGCGTGAGGTTCTTCTTTTTTTTCTTTGTCGTATTTTTCTTGAAGTGCCAATCTAGTTTTTGGTACTTCCTTTTCCGATGTCGATAACGTTTCCTTGTTCATCTTGCTCCTTGTCATTTTTTAGCAGGTTAGAGATTTCCTGTATTACTATTTGGTAGGCATGCGCCTGTCCTAACATATATTTGTATTTTTCCATGCTGTCAACCCCACCAGTAATCATACTATCTCCTATTTGTTGTAGAGTTGCATCTATTCTTCTTTTAAGTTTATCTATTAGTGTTAGTTCTTCTGATAGCATCTTTACCTTTCTTAAATATAGCAGCAACTTTAGATTTACCCATAACCTTGGCTCGCTGTTCTCCAACGGTTAGAATTTGAATTTTCCTAGCAAATGGCTTATTAATTTTTTTAACTTTCGCCACTGTTTTTCTCGCATCCGTCGGCGTTGCGAACTTGATTCCAACAGTGTCACGAGGGTTTTCATCAGTATAGAGCCTTCTACCATATTTTTTACCAGGATGTTTACCTGTTCCTTTTTTTGGATCTGCCACTGATAACTCCTTTTAATGTTTTAGCTTGTCCTGCGTGTAACTTAGAGGCTTTATTTAAACCTTTAATTACTTTTTTTATTTTTGCTTTTGCTTTTTTCATTTTTTCTCCTTATAGTTTAAAAGCTTGTAACTCTTTTAGTTTTTCTTGAGCATCTACAATTTTTTGTAAAAGTTTATCTATTTCTTCAATGTGTTGTGGATGTTCTCCAATACCAACAGAATTGTCTAAATAAATTTTTATAGTTGCATCTGCTGTTGATATCTCTGCAGTATATTTATCTTCTAACGCTTGTAATAATGCTTGTCTTAACATTTCCATCTTCTTCGTGCCTGACGGATACGAGAATTTGGATCATTTCTTGTTTTAGCTGAAGCTCGTTTTAATTGTCCGAGCGAACGTGCGCAGTATGATTTTCTACGTTTCGCAGCTTTTGATCCAGGTTTCACTTTTCCTGTCACGGCTGTTTTTAATTTTGAGCCGGGATTTAATCTTCTATAAGCTTTGACACCGGCTCGTGTCATTCCTGCTCCAGACTTTGTAGGTCTAAAGTTTTTTTTGTTTCTAGCTGGCATTGTGCCTTTGCTCATTATACTATTCCTCCCATACTCATACTTTTTCTTTTTGCAAATGTTGGAACGTTTGTTGGTTTACCGCCCACACCTTGTGCTTTACTTCTTTTTCTTGCAACGGCACTCCGTCTCTGGGATTCTGTCATGCTTGCTGCTTTGGCAGCAGGCACGCACTTTGGATACTTTCTTTTTGAACCACTTGCTGATTTTCTTCCACATTTTTTAAAACCTCCGCCTTTCTTTTTGGCTCCTATATCAACCCAATCTTGTTTGAACCACTTTTTTAAACCACCCATTATCTAATCTCGCAACCTCTACCTTTTTTAGCAAGACCTCCACTTTTTAAAGTTACTCTACCACCTTTAGCTTTTCCAGCAGGTTTAGGTCCTTTGAAATCTTTTCTCTTCACACCAGAGGGGTCTTTAATCTTACCAGCACAGATCTTGCTAGCATATGCGTTCGCATATGCTGACGGATATACCGCAAATTTTCTTTTCGCTGCTGCTTTTCCTCTAGGGCAAAGTTTAGTCATTATCTTTTCCTCACTGTCTGTTTCGCTCTCGCAAAGTCAGATGCTTTTGGTGCACCCTTCGCACCTTTCTTTCGCATCTTGCCGCCACGTTTTCTTTTAGCGTGTATGTTTGCGTATAAACCTTTTCCAGCCATTATTTTTTCTTTTTCTTATCTACGTTTTTTATTTTGCCTTTATTTTTAGACGCATAAAAAACTTGTTCTGCTTTTTTCTTACCATAAGTCTTTTTCATAGACTTCATGATTTTTTTACCTTTAGGGGTAAGAGGCATTATCTAACGCAGCCTCCACCTCTCATAGCTTTACCCATTCCTCTTTTAGACATAACTCTGCCACCACTTCTCATTTTAGGTTTAGGTTTAATTGGTGCAGGAGAATGTTTTGGTTTATTTAATAAATAATAATCATAACTTCCTGGTTTAGGTTTTTTACTAAGTGGTTTTACTTTTTTTCCTTTTTTAACTTTACCACCATCTTTCATATAACCCATTTTATTTCTAACTTGAGTTGGAAGTTTAGCAAGACCTGGATTTTTTTCTTTGTCTACAGGTTTTAGAGAACCACCGTCTTTTTTCTTGTTAAGTTCTCTAACAATTCTTTTCTTTTCATCTTTAAGATTTTTTTTACCCATTCTAGTTTTTGCTTTTTCAGCATCAACTCTACCAAGCTCTTCAAGTCTGTTCATTCTTCTTGAGTTTTTAAAAACTTTACTTCTCTGATTAGCATACTGTTTCATAAACTACCTATTAATCTTTCCAGACTTTTTAGATTTAGAACCAAATTTACCGTAAGAATCATCTCTGCTAGCTTTTAATTGTCTAGCTGTTCTTTTTTTTCTGATTCTCATAGCGATAGATTCATCTTTTCTATCTTTGTAACCTTGTTTCTTCTTACCAACTTTGCCGCCTTTTTTCATAGCGCCTCTATCCATAAGTTCAGTAGGTTTTCTTTTTGATTTCATACCTTCACCATATCCTCGTGAGTACATCATCTCACCAGTTCTACCACCCATTCCACCACCTTTTCTTTTTACTCTGCCACCCATTTTCATTTGAGGGGCAACTTGTTTATTATATCTTCTATTAGGCATTATTTTTTTCCTCCGTTCCTAAATATTTGTGTCCCCTTTATACCATATATGCTGGCCACGACAAGGATCCATAAATTCGTGAACCATCCCGGGAGCTGCGAGAACATCTCGAAAAACAATTTTACTTTGTCCATCGCAGTTGGGTCGTCTGATACGACTGCCCAAGCAAGCACTGCCACGGGCGTGCTTAATATTATGAGGACGGCTTCGTCTTTCCAATCTGACTGCCGAGCCTCTAGAAGTTTACCCTGATAAGCTTCCTCACCACGGGCTTGTTTTTCAGCATGCAAAAGTTGTGCATCTGACATTGCCATTTTTGCTTTTTGTTTGTTAGCATAAATTTTGCTACCAGCAGAAACGGCTAATTTAATTGCCTGAAACCACATGGTTTAATACCAAGTTGCTTTTACAGGTTTTTTGTCAGGACGCATTCTTTTTGTGCCTCTAACGTCAACAACCTGTGATTCCAAAGGATCAGTTGCTTTGATTTCAACGCCACCCGTTTGGTATCCGTCTTTTCCAACGCCTAACTCCTTTGTAATTTTAGGTTCTTTAACTTTTCTGTCCATAGTTTACTCCTTGTTTAGATTTATATCTATTTTTTCTTAAAATTTCTACCGAAATCATGAATTTTACTAGCATCTGCCATCTGTTGTCGTCTAATACTGTTTTCACCTGATAAAATTGTTTTAGCAATTGAAGTTTCAGCTCTTAATTCTGCTAAATCTTCGTTTTGTTCTAATTTTTCTTGTGTGTTTTGTTGGTTCATCATTGCTTTTAGTGTATCTAAACTAATTCTACCCTCATCATACGCTGCTCTAGCTTCATTTTGCCTTGCTCGAAGGTCAAGTTCTCTAGTTTTTAGTTTAATTAGTGGATCTCCACCAAATTCACTGATAATTTTTTGCTCTTCGTCCATATAATCTTTAGTCATCTCTGCAATCAACACAGCTTTTCTAGCATTCATTGTTTGAGTTAGCTGATTTGCTTGTTGAACGAGAGCCGGATCGTTAGGATTTTGTTGTAAAGCCATTTGAATTTGTCTTGCCTGCATTAATTCCTCTCTAAACTCTAATTGAATTTGTTCTTGAGCCATTAAACTAATTCTTTCCAAGATATTTTTTTGTAATGCACCCATGACCATAGGATTATTTTGCACTGTATTTGATTTCATAAAGTTTAAATGTGAATCAATATGTGCTTTGTGATCTTGACCAACAAAAGCTTGAAAAGGTTTACCAGCCATTGCTGCAATTTCTTCCATACTTGGATCAAGAGGTTGTGGTTGTTGTGGTGGTGGTAAAATAGAACTGATATTTTTAACTCCTAATGCTTCATACATAGACCTATACGCTTGGTATAGGTTATGTAGTTGAGGATTCGATTGCGCTAGCTGGAGTTGCGATTGCGCCATCGAAATTCTTTGTGTTTGAGAAAATATATTTGGATCTGCAACCGGTAAAATATCTATTCTATCATCAAAGTCTGAAACTTTAACATTTCTTGTTGCTCCTGGTACATCGTAAGGATACACCGGTGGTAGATAAGTTTTAAATACGTTTGCTAATAATTTAAATTCTTGTTTTAATCCTACATATAATCTTTTGTGTATAGCTGACATTACTCTCGATCCACGTTCTAATAATGCAACAGTTGTACCAACGGCTGCTTGTTGATTCATATCACCCACTTGCATATCTGCGATAGCCGCGAATCGTTGGCCAGCTGATACTACAATGCCCATTAACTGAAGTAATGTTGCATCAGGTCCTTTGAAAGGTAAAGTCATAAACTGATCTTTGATATTGCCTCCTGGAGCGTCGACATCTCTAAACTCACCAGGTTGTAGTGGTTGTGCATCATCTCTAATTCTTATACCTCTAGATTTAAATCCAGCTGGTAAGTTTGATAAAGTTCCTGCATCTAACAATTGTCTTAAAGCTGCAGTTGCAGTTCTAGTTAAACCACCAATCATGTGTATCAAGCCAAAACCATAAAAACCTGTACCTGGTAAAAATTTAAATTGTACAAAGTAGTTTATTTTTTTCATTAACCTATCACCTTCGGCATAGTTTCTTCTAATCGATAAAATTTTATTATTAGATTCTGCAATCGTTACAATGTATGGAATTTTAATTCCTGTTTCTTCGCCGTCAGGAGATGTATCTTCATAACCTTCTAGATCTAGATTTACATGCATTTCTAAAAGTGTGTATTGATCCTCTTGACCATCTTTTGAAATTCCTTCTAGTTCTAATTTTTTATCTTCTAATTGATTTTGAGTAACAGGAGGTTGTCCTAATTCTATATCTCTATAAAATCCTGCAACCTGTTGTTTTCTTAATTCATTTTCAGACATTTTAATTACATGCACGATTGCTTCTGCATCATCTAATGAATTTGCAGAGTATGGTACAATTAAATCATCTGCCGGTACAAATTTAGAAACGGCTCTACCTAAAAGTTCGTCATAGTAAACTTTCTTAAAGGTAGAACCGGAGAGGGGTAAATAGAAAAGCATTTGATCAAACTCTGGCTCATACTCTTTCATCTGATCCATTATTTGATAGTTCATAAAATCTTTTACTCTGTGTGATTGATCTTGTTTTTCTGGAGTGATCGCTCCCATAATTTGAGTTCTGACTGGTCCGTCAGCTGGTAATAATTCTTTGTAAGCTTGTGCTTGAAACTGTGTGACTGCTTCTGCTAATACAGGATGATTGACACCTGATGCACCTCTAAAAGGTTCTGTTCTTCTTTCGTATTTAAAACCTAAAAGTTCCAAACCTTCTCTGTATGATTGTTCCCAATCTCCACGAGATTCTTTGTACTCTCGGTATTGTTCAAATAATTTTGTACCTAATGAATCCAAAGCCTGATCGCTTAAACTCTCAGCTAAATTTGCATTGTGATTGGATTGCATAGATGGATCTATAGCGTTTGGATCAAAAGAAACTTCTGCTCCACCTTCTTCATCCATCGTTACTGCTACATCTTCTGATGTTTGAACAATATCCTCGTTAGGTGTTTCTACTTCTGTTACTTCTGTTTCTCTAAATTCTGCATCGCTTACCGTTTGATTAGGTAAAGCATCATCGATTAATGAGGGTTTGTCTGCCATGATTATCCTTTTAATTTAAACATTGTTGCTAGTCCACCTTTTTTATAATCTTGTCTTCCTCTACCAGTTTTATTACTTACTGGACCACCAGTTGTTGCACCTACACCAAATCCTAAATTCCCTGCTCCTATAGCATCACCACTATAAGACTGTTGACCATCACTGCCTCTTCCATAATTAGTCGCTCCATATTGTGCTGCTCTAGCTGCTTCTTCTGCTGCTTTTTTGGCTGCCTCTGCTTTTCTTTTTTCTTCTGCAGCTTTAATTTGTGCGTCTAGTCTATTTTTAACATCTAGTTGTTTTTTTCTAAAATTAAATTTTGTTCTCATCATTTTAGTCATGTCGTTTGCTTTCTTTGCATTAGCTCCAACAAACATTCCTGTTTCTTCATCAAACTCCACGCCATATTTATCTGCTAATCTTCCTGATAAACTTTCTGATAAACTAGCAAAATCTTTTCCAACTGCCTCTGCATAATTACCAAAAGCAGATCTAACATTTAAACCAAATGGATCTTTTGCTCCACCTGTTGTATTTTCACCAAATACTGTTGGACCTGTATAACCCATTTGTGATTGAGTAAATATTTGATCTCCTAAAGACATATTATAATAATTGTCAGGCAACATCATTGCAATTCCAGCTCCGATTCCCAATGGTAAACCTGCCGATGCTCTGGTGTCTACTTGACCTGTTCTAATCATTTTACCAATGTCTCTTTGTCCACCACCTGTAAATTGATTTATAAAAGATTGAACTTTGTTTGGATTAGTTAATCTGTTTTGTCTTTGTTGAGTAGCAGTCATAAAGTCTCCTATCAAACCTGATCCTTGACCTGCTCCACTACCAATTGCTACAGGAATTCCTCCACCTCCACCACCCTGTTGAAACTGATTTATGTTTTGATTTATAATTCCTTGCACACCTGATGAAGTTGAAGATGTGGATGGTGTTGTAGAAGTTGTTGCCGATGAAGGTGTTGATCCTTGATAACCAAACAACGCCAAGTAATCATTCATGTTCGGAAACTGTTGTTGTAAAACTGGACTACCTTTGTAGGTGTTAATATAGTTTGAAAAGTCTATCGCCATTAATAATACGTTCTCTCTGTTCTTGGTAATGTATCTTCTTTTTCATCTTCAGGATGCACTATAAACCCTCCCTGTCTAAAACGCATTACCGCTTGTGTTGTGCTGTCCACCAAATCATCATGATCTCCATAAGGAAATGATGCACACTCTTCAATCACCTCTTCAGCGAATTTATCTTCAGTCGCCCAAATAACGCCACTCTCGAATAGCGGAGCGACGGCATTGACCCTCGCATGTTTATCGTTACCTTTTGAGGGAGTGTAGTTTATAACAGGTATGCCCATTTTTCGCAACTCATAAGTGAGTGGTAGACCAGAGGCTTTACTTTCCACGATCACCGTTTCTGGATTCCAATATCGATATTGTTCCCAAGCTTCTTTCTTCAAATCAGGAAACTCTAATCGTTCCTTAAATGCATCTAACAATATCAAATTTGCAGGTGAATCTTGGTCTGGGTAAAATACTCCCCAAGTCGTTATTGCACTGTAATCAGCTGTCTCCTTTTTTAAAAATGCCGTGTCATAACTTTGAATGATATGTTGCAATGGTGGGATATAACCTTTGTCCCAAATCCTCCACCACTCTCGTTTGATTAAAGATCCTTCTTCAGCTGTTGGGTTCTGCATCCATTGTGCATTCCATTTACCCACGCTCAACGATGCTTTAACAGATTCTAACTCATCGAGTTTCCAATACTGCGGCCACACAGGTTTACCCGATGGCATGATTGCAGGAAACTCTATAACTTCCCATTGATCTGATTTTAATTCTTTTTGAGAACGAAGTAACATTCCTGTTAGATCTTTCATGTTCCATCTTGTCATAACCACGACGATCGCTCCACCTGGTTGTAAACGTTGTCGTGGTCCTGATGTGTACCATTCATAAGCACGCTCCAGTGCCTGTTGATTCATAGCGTCTTGCTCGGAGTGTGGATCGTCGATAATTAAAAGGTCTGCACCTCTACCTGTTATCGCAGATCCCACACCAGCCGCATAGTACTCACCTCCTTGCTCGGTCTCCCATTTACCAGCTGCTTGAGAATCTTCTCTTAACTTTGTTTTAAATACTTGTTGATACTCTGGACTATCAATTAAATTTTTTGCTTTACGACCAAACCTAATTGCTAGTTCGGTGGTGTGTGTTGTTTGAATAATTTTAAGATCAGGCTTTCGTCCTACCATCCAAGAGGGAAGTAGGTAGGACGCAAACTCTGACTTTGTATGTCTGGGTGGCATGTTGATGATAAGTCTTTTTATTTTTCCGAGAGCTAATCTATTAAACTTATCAGCAATCTCTTTGTGATGTTTGCCTTCAATAAACTCTGGCCAGACATGTTTTACAAAGCTTAAAAAATCTTTTTGTACAGAATTTTGTTTTTTCTTTTCGTCGTATTTGATTGCGTATTTTAGAAATTCTTTCTTCGCATCGGGTGGAAGTTTGTCAATTAATTCTTGCTTCATCTTTTTTTACCTTCACGGCATTTGCCGTCATGCACATACAGTAGGTGTATTATAGATTTAAATCTCTTATTTCGCAACCCTCTAGAAATAGCATATCCTTTCTTATTTCCAGATAATCTAAAATTTTCAGTCTTAACTTCCCAACATTTAGTTTCACCCGTGTCGGGGTCAAAGGTAATTAAATCAACCACACCGTTAGTTTGACAGGAATCAAAAACATCTAGACCTTTTTCCATTAAATAACAAATGGCGACCTTCTCACTATAGCATCCTTTTCGGTTCTTTTTCATAACCCCTTTTGAAAAAAATTTTTGCAAAATTTTTTACAGCCTGCAATATATATGAAAACGAAATTATCCCATATCTATTTCTAAATCAAACACTATATACCTATATATATAACATCCTTTTGCTTTTAGGGTTGTTATCTTTTCTTTTTTATTTCTATATTCTAATTGCTTTGGTACCTCTATTAATTAATAAGGGGCTACGCACTCTGAATATATCTAGATAAATAGTATGCCTACGGCATACTTTTAATGTGTCGAAAATCGACACAACCCACGAGCGAATCGTGGGTTGTGGCTTGTGTTTAATTTGAAATTTTTTCGATTTGTATTTCTTTATTTTTTAAAGTGGCTTTTTTATATAATTTATCATCAATATATAAATGATAGGTTCTCGTTCCGTCTTCGTTTTTTCGGTGGGTCGTTCTAACTTTTGCGAACTCGTGCGAGTTACTCGCACTAGTTCCGATTAATATTTCTGTTAATCCGTCCCTTTTTACTCCGTATGATTTACCACTTTTATAAATACAAGCCGTGATTTTATTCCATATAGGATAACTAAACGCCATTTTTTTTAATCCCCCTTTTTAATTTATTAACAGACTTTTTATATTCTTTTTGTGGTTCATTAATTCCGAAAATATCGCCTAACTTTTTTATTGTTTTAGGGTCGTCTAATTTTTCAAAATTAATCGCCTTTTGAAATCCAAAAGGGTCATTTATTTTTATTTTCATTTTTTCTTTCTCCTTTATTTGTTATCGACAATAATAGTTTCAAAACGAAATTTTTTCAAGTTCCAATAATCCTTGATTTGCTTTCTTGCTTGGTCATTGATTAAATCCATTTTGCAAAATTCCAAACTTTCTTTTTCGGAATGCCCTTGCGCCTCCATTCTTACAATAGAGGCCTTATCGATTGCATAAGTTTTAAAAATTGTTTTATTCATTTTTTTAATCCTTTCTATTTGTTTATTCATTTTTATTCACATGGATTATAGCCATACTTTGTTGCGTGATCTATGTCCTCTTGTGTTAATTTAGATTCAAAATATTCTGATGGATTATCTTTTATATATTTAATTTGTTCTTCACACTCAACTAATAATCCATCCATATCTTCATAATCTAAATTATTTTTTTCAATATAATCATCTATAATATCTTTTATAGCATTGTCTTTTAGATATTTATTTGTAGTTTTATTCATCTTTTATCTCCTTTCTTTTTTATTTGTAATTCGTAATCGAATCACTTATAGGAATTTACAGGAAAAAATTTAAAAATCAAATGAATAAAAAAAGCTTATATAATCAATTTTTTATTTCGGCTGCCGTTGAGCTGCCAAAGGACCAATTGACCGGATTAGGTCCCAAAATTTTGGCTGCCTTTGAGCTGCCATTGGCTCAAAGCTTTAAACCAAACCACGACCCACGAACCGAAAATAGATCTTTAAATTTACAGATCTATAGATCTATATTTTTTAATTTTATAAATAATGTACAGGCGACAAGCGATAGAGTACAAGCGAAGAACTCACAAGCGAAACAAGATGCGTTGATTAATTTTTTTTATAGTTAATCAACAAGCGATTAATCTCGTCCCAATCATCATTAACGAGGGAAGGTGTATCTCGATAGTCTTCCATCAATCCATAAATACTTTTGCTCTCATAAAGTTTTATGGAGCGAGGAACGTCTGTTCCGAGCAAGATAAAATTACGTTTAG